AGAGGTCAGCTATTCGTACTTCTATGGAGGGTGACTTTGATACCGGAAATGTTCGGTACAAGGCCCGTGAGCGTTACGCTTTCGGGTTTTCGGATCCTCGCGGCATTTTTGGTTCGCCAGGAGCCTAATTCTGGGATGGAGAGGGGGGCAACCCCCTCTCATCTCATCTGGGACTTACTTAGCCCTAGCGACTGGCCCAGCAGACGCTTACGAAGACTCTAGGGCGAAACCTTTCGTAAGGAGGAATGCCAAATGGCAAAAACACATTTTTCAGGACCCGTTCTTTTCTCTTCGGCCCGCGCATCTCTTGAAGGACTGAATATCGCCGCGTGGCCCGATCAAGTTGTCTATATGGATGACTTTACGGGTGTAGCCTTAGATAGCACCAATGATTGGACTGTGGTAAAAGACAGCAGTGCTTCCGCCGCTATCCTTGCCGATACGATTGGTGGTTTTGTGAAATTGTCGTCTCAGGCAACTACCGATAATGACGGTGCATCAATTCAAGGTAATGAGATCTTTGGATTACCTAGCACGGCGGGTGAGAAGCTTTATTTTGAAGCTAGATTCTCCATGTCGGACGCTGACCAAATGGATCTGTTCATTGGTCTCTGCGAAAACTTTGCTACCAACCCAGAGAACTGTCTTGCCGCGTCAAACAGGATCGGCTTTCAAATTGATGATGGCGATGCAACTCCGCATTTGATTTCAGAGTCTGGTGATTCTGAGACGGATACCACTCTTGCGGCGGCTAATGACTTTGCTGATGACACTAATGTCACTGTCAGTTTCGTTGCTACAAAGGGTACGAGCACCGACACGGTTAAGTACTATATAAATCGTTCTCTTGTTGGTACGCACACCACCAACATTCCCACCGCTAACATGGCAGCGGCGGCGATGGAGATTTCCGGTAACGCTACAGGAACCAAGTCGATGTCGATTGACTACATCCTTGTCGCTCAAGATCGCGGTGTTAGCTATTAAGGAGAAGACTTATGGCTAAACGAGCGCGAACGAAATCAGGAAAGTTTGTAGCAGACGATCCCTCAACGCCTGACGTAAATGAGGCGTTTGTTCAGGAGAAGCCAAAGAAAAAAGCTTCTAAAAAGTCTGCTGTGGACCTTCCTCCAGAGGGGAGCGCGGAGCGTAAGCGCCTTGTCCTGATGGGTGTAATCAAGGAGTAGGTTATGGCCGATACTTTTACGGAGAAGGTGATAGAAGACGGGCCGAGAAAACTGGTCAAATCTTTCGCCTACACATATGTAGACACTGGGCAAAGTGCGGTCTTGGCGGTAGACGTATCCGGATTGGCGACTCTCCAAGATGGAACAGCCTGCACGGGTGTTCGTATAAATAAGATATGGTTCAGTACAGTTGGTCTATCTTTAAAGATACTATTCGACGCCAGTACGGATACGTTGGCCGTAGAGCTTCCCACTGATTATCAGGGCGAGTTTGACTTTTCATCATTCGGTGGGTTGGCAAACACTGCATCCAGTCCTACTGGAGATTTGCGGTTTACAACAGTAGGTCACGGTTCCGGTGACACCTATACGGTTGTTCTTGAATGCATAAAGAACTTCTAAGGTTCCGGTATGAGAGGTCTCACTAATGGCTGTTTCTGGATCAAAAAACTTTGAACCTAATGTAGCGGAGTACATAGAAGAAGCCTTTGAAAGGTGCGGTTTAGAATTTCGCACTGGTTACGATGCCAAAACTGCTAGGAGATCTCTCAACCTTCTTTTTGCCGATTGGGCTAATCGCGGCCTAAATAGATGGACTATAAAGCAGGTAAGTCAGACGGTTGCCTCTGGGATAACTGATTATCCTGTAGGGACCATAACAATGTCTGTTTCTGCGAGTGGTAGCTTCTCTGTCGCGGAAACCATAACGGGCGGCACTAGCGGGGCTACCGCTTCAATTATTACTAAGCCTACATCAACTTCTTTAACATTAACCGTTCCGGTAGGCGCGTTTTCGTCCGGTGAAACCATTACGGGTGGCACTAGTGGAGCGTCTACATCAACCACTTCTACAGCATCTCTTGAAGACGCTCAGTCCACCGTAGACATTCTATCTGGTGTAGTCAGGCGCAGTGATTCTGATATATCCATAACAAGGGTTAGTAGAGATGACTATCTTACTATAGCCAATAAATCTACTACGGGACGACCAACACAATTCTATGTAGACCGACAGATAACTCCCGTGGTTAAAGTTTGGCCGACGCCTGAAAATAGCACGGACATATTCATATATGATCGTCTAGTTCGGATAGATGACGCGGACGCCTCCATAAATACTGTGGATGTTCCTTTTAGATTTTATCCATGTTTAACCGCAGGTCTGGCTTATTACATGGCTTTAAAAAGGGCTCCTGACAGGATTCAGATTTTAAAAGGACTTTATGAAGAAGAGTTTCAAAGAGCCGCAGACGAAGATAGAGACAAGGCAAACATAAATCTTGTGCCTTCATACACTTTTGTAAGTGCGGTATCTTGATGGCTAGGTATGCTTCCAATAAGTATGCCATGGGCATCTCGGATCGTTCTGGATTCGCGTATAGGCTTAAAGATATGCGGAAAGAATGGACCGGTATGCTTGTCGGGAAAGATGAGTTTGAAGCTAAACAACCTCAATTAGAGGTTGTAAGATCTCCAGCAGATCCGCAAGCATTAAGGGATGCCAGACCCGATAGAACAGAGCCCGCCGTGACTGTTCTATTAAAGTTTAATCCGTTTAAATCGGCAGGTAGCGGAACCTCAACGATTACAGTCACAGAGATTAGCCATGGTCGCTCAACAGGGGACACAGTTAGGTTTCGTTCCGTAGAGGCTTTCGACGGATTTACTTCATCCAACATACAATCGGCATCCGGCTATTCGATTACGAAAGTAAGTGATGATACATACACATTTTCTGCGGGCAGTGAGACCGCGACATCTGGTAATACGACGGGTGGAGGTGGAACGGCATCTGCCGGTCCTGTTACAGTGAGTGCATGACATGGCTTATACGTTTACTACATTAAAGACAGCGATACAGGATTACACGCAAAACACGGAGACAACATTCGTTAGTCAGTTAAGCAGGTTTATTCTGAATGCAGAGGAGAGGATCCTTAAAGAGGCGCAGCTTGATGTATTCAGGAAGAATGCGTCCGGCGTGACAACATCTGGCAACAAATACTTGTCCAAACCTAGTGATTTTTTGGCGCAGAACTCTCTGAGTGTGATCAGCAGTTCTGAGAACAAATTTCTTTTATATAAACAGGTTACTTTTTTGCAGGACTACAACCCTAATCCAGCCACCACTGGATTGCCATTGTATTATGCAGATTGGAATGATCAGAGCTTTCTTTTATCTCCGACGCCAGATGCAAACTATAATGTAGAACTTCATTACTTTTTCCGTCCTGTTTCGATAACAGCCTCCGGAGACGGAACAAGTTACCTAGGCAACAATGCCGAGCTTGCCCTTTTATACGGAAGCTTAGTAGAGGCGTACACGTTCATGAAAGGTGAAGCGGACTTGTTGCAGCTTTACAACACTAGGTTTCAAGAGTCCCTACAGTGGATAAAGAACCTGGGTGAGGGGCTCCAGACCAGAGATCAGTATCGGTATGATCGTCTACGGCGGGATGTTCAGTAATGTTCGATAGTGATTCGACAACCGAGATCGCAAGCCCGTTCGTTTTTACCTCTACGAACAGAGGTCATTCGCCTGAAGAGATGGCTGAAATGGCTATGAATAAGATTATGGTTGTTTCTGATACAGCGCCGCCTGTTATCAAAGAACAAGCCTTGGCGCACCGGGAGCGATTGAAAGAGATACTGATCTTCTACATGGAGAGAATGGCGCAGAGCGAGAGGACTACGATTTGGGCTCTGATGAAACAACAGGGCCATGAGGACATGGCTGAGATTATAAGGAGGCTGTGATGGCTATTGGCTCATCCGCAATGTGCGGAACCTTCAAACGTGAGATACTTGCTGGGATACATCGTTTAACTGCTCATACTAGAGCGTCTAGTACGATATCTGCGGACACTTTTAAAGTGGCAATGTTTACGAATAGTGCGTCTATTGATGCCGATACTACTGGGTACACTACCAGTAACGAGGTATCTGGCACGAACTACTCTGCGGGAGGTGCCACGTTGTCTAGTGTGACCATCGGACTTGCCGATAACAGTTCTGCTGTTCCCACAGCTTTCGTAGATTTCGCGGACACTACGTTTTCGTCTTCTACGATTTCAAGTGCCAGGGGAGCTTTGATTTATAATTCGACACTTTCTTCCGCAGGCACAGGCTCCACCACTAATCACGCAGCAGATCCAGCAGTAGCGGTCATTAACTTTGGTGGCGACAAGTCTTCCAGTGCGGGTGATTTTACCATTCAATATCCCGCTAATGATGCGAATAACGCAATTATCAGGATTAGTTGATGACATCGATCACTGGATGGAATAGAGGCGCTTGGAACTCTGGAGCTTGGAACAGTCCATCTCCGGTTGAGGTTACAGGTGTTTCTGCCGCCAGTGCAATAGGCACCGCTACGGTAAGTCTTCCCGTATCAATCAGTGTAACGGGTGTTTCTGCCGCCAGCGCGATAGGAACGGCAACTGCGACAGGTGTATCAAACGTAAGTGTAACGGGCGTATCCGCTGCCAGCGCGGTGGGTAGTCCAACGTTAATAACAAATTCCATTCTTTCTCCATCTGGAATTTCTGCCGCAACTAGTATAGGTTCGGCTCAAGTCAACTTTAGTTTTTCTGTAGAAGGAGTTTCTGCTGCTGGTCTGGTTAGTAATGCGGTAGTATGGAGTAGCATAGATAACTCTCAGACCTCAAACTTCAGCGAGATTGATGCGTCTCAGACGCCCAACTGGACACAGATAGCAGCATAAGGACGGTACGATGGCATCTTCATTTACAACGAACTTTGGCATTGAGAAAATTGGCTCTGGTGAACAGTCTGGAGCATGGGGGACGACCACCAACCACAACTTGGACCTTTTAGACCGCATAGCGTCATTCAAGGCTGTTGGGTTAACCGGCACTACGCACACGCTAACGGTTCGAGAGGCGTCTCCCGACGCTGGAACAGAGAACCTTCAAGATGGCATGTTTCGTGTGATAAAGTTTACAGGGGCGCTTGGTGCTAACAATACGGTTACTGTAGCTCCAAATACAACGACAGCATATTTTATCTTTATCAACGCGACGACGGACTCTGGTTCTAGTGGGCCGTACTCTGTGATCATATCGCAAGGATCTGGCGCGAACATAACCATACCGAATGGTCACACGGCAGTTGTCTTTTGTGATGGCGCGGGATCTGGAGCAGCAGTCACGGATGCGTTTGCAAGTTTGTATGTGTCGGATGCTCTGCGGATAGGTGACGGCACTGCCGAGGACACTAAAATTGTTTTTGATGGAAACGCACAGGACTTTTACATTGGCCTGGATGACTCTGCGGACGATCTTGTAATCGGTTCAGGTTCCGTTGTCGGCACAACGCCAGCCGTATCCATAGATGAAAACCAAGCTGTGGTGTTCCCAGCGGCGGCGGTAACCATAGGTGACGGCACGGCTGAAGACACAAAACTTGTTTTTGACGGCAACGCAAAAGACTTCTACGTGGGCCTAGACGACAGCGCCGACAAGTTGGTGGTCGGCGTGGGCTCTACTGTTGGAACGAGCGGTGTTATGACGATAGACGATGATGCTGTTACGATTGGTGACGGCGCGGAGGTTGATACCAAGATTGTCTTTGATGGTAACGCTCAAGATTACTACATAGGTCTAGATGACTCTGCGGATGACCTTGTTATAGGTCTTGGATCTACGGTTGGCACCACACCGGCAATCTCAATTGATGAGAACCAAGCCGTAGTGTTCCCAGCCGCTGCCGTCACCATTGGAGATGGGACCGCCGAAGACACAAAGTTTGTTTTTGATGGAAATGCTCAAGACTTCTACATAGGCTTGGACGACTCTGCGGACGATCTTGTCTTC